CTGTAGGATTGAGCGTTCCTGCTATAGCACTAGTTCCTACTCCAATAAACGCAGAAGAACTTCCTTCGGCTGAAGGGGAGATTATTGCTGTTTTCGTTAGTCCTTCATGCCCGTTTCGAAAAAAGTTGTACCCCCTATCTGTTGGTATACAATTCTCAACAAATTCTATTGGGGGTTGACCTAAGGCTGGAGCCATGCCTCCCTCGAAACTGATAATTTGTTTCTTTAACATTATTATTCAGACTCTAGTTCATACCAGATTTCTAATCCTATGATGCTGGAAAGATACTCAACAGATAAATCTATCCCGGTAATTCCTATTTTTATTTGGAACCACTGACCTATAACGTTAGTATAGGGAAGAATTTCATCTGTATTTATACCACTACTAGAGGTTACAGCCTGCTCTGTATAGGTGGTGAAATGGGGATTTTCACAAGATCTAACTGTTATACTGTATGCAAATGGAGGTTCAGATACCGGATCTATCCATGTATCTGAAGAGTAAGTTCTTGATATAAGTCTTGTCCCAATAATTTTGGCTCGAAATCCAGATTCTAATTCAAAGGCACCTGTGTAAATTACTCCATCGTCAATGGAGGCATCTATTGCCTCGAATCTCCATAGCTCTAATTTATCTAAATCAGTAGAGGGACAAACCCCTACTGCGATTGATGGCATTGTTTTCTTTGTTGGGGCTTCTGCATAATATGTTGGGGGCATACTGGTTATACTAAAGTATTCTCCATCTGCACCCAAAAACTGAGAACGGTTAAGGAAAGAAAAACTAGCCGAGTCTATTTGAAACGCTAAGATCCAAACATCACTAAAAGAATTCCCCCACGCTACTGGGTAAGACCAAAATATAGTTCTACTTATAGGGCAGAAAGCTCCCACGACATATTGACCCTCTAACCCGACATCTATTGCTTCCCTATGCGTAGCTTTTTTAGCTGATTTTGTAAAGTCATATATTTGGTAGGAAGGACTTCCCTCTATAAATGTATTACTCATGTAGAACCAAATTTTTTCAAACCCTCGAATAGGTTCAACTGTTTGTCCTCTTCGTACAACAGCTGGCCCGTAGGGTGACATAAAGTAAACATCTTGGTCAACTCGTACAATTGATCTGGGATAAGTTGTCCCCCATAAACTACTGATTTCCTCAAACCTGTAAATCAAGGGAGTCCCAACATAATCCATTCTATAAATACCAGAAGCTTTGAAAATAAGCCCATACTCTCCGCCGGATAACCCAGTAATAGGACCAGGCACACTAAGTAATCTCTGAAAGTCTGCTTGGTTTGTTTCACTTATATCGAAGTTAGCTGCGTCATCAATTGCAGACCACCATACTTTGTCCAAATACACTCCATTAGGAGTTCCACCAGTGTTATTTATCGCCCCTAAAACTACCTGGTTTCTCACTACAGCGCAAAACTTGGCTTTAGGTTTTTGTGTGGATGTGATAAGATCTGCCCAAGCAGGCGCTCCTGCTGACATATCAATTTTTTGAACTGCTCCCTGGTAATTTGTCCCTACGATTAAGTTGCCAAATTGACAAAAATTCCACATAGTGTCATCTGAATAAGTCCCCGTCAAATTTCTCGTATATGTGGTGGAACCGTCAGCTAATTCTCCTGCTGCAAGTGTAGTATTGGTTCCTCCTGTTTGGTCATACTCAGTTCCAGTGATTAACCATAAGTTGTAATTTTGACCAGTACCACACTCAACCCCAATAAACGGAGGGCAATACCTTTCATCATATTTTCCAAGATCTACTGCCGGTCCTCCAGAATTTGTTAAAGTCCCAATAGGTATGTAACCATTCATAGTTGGGAGTAGATTTTGGGCGTTAATTATTTCAGGTTGCCCAGAGCTAAAATCTAGAGACCTTCTATCGAAGGGTATGATCTTTTTCTTGACTATTTTAGCCATTAATAGTATGCCCGTATTCCGACCCCGTAACTCTGGAGTCGGTCAGTGTTAATCTTTAACCTAGAAAAAGCTTCTGATTCCAATTTTGCAACTCTTCCTGCACCTTCAATGTTGTGGTAATGGGTAAGGTATAAATCTCTCATAGCACTTGTTCGGATTAATTCTTCTGCCTCAACCATCCAAGCGTTTGTAGTGCCATCCGCTGAAGCTGTAGTAATCGTGCTAATATCGCGTAGAATTCGGCCTTCAATTTTATCCCCTGTTCGATTGGGGATAGGCCAGATTCTAACTCTGTTATACCCACTAGCCCACATAGAGGGATACCCCTGAGTGTTATCTTCTTTGTTTAACTCTATTTCTCCCCAAGTTACTTTTCTTAATTCTCTTCTCCAGTCTGTTCCAACGTTATACATTAGGGGTTCATAAATTCGAAGAATTTTTGCTAAGGGAAGATTAGTGGAGCCATTGTCTAGAGTGAAATCGCCATCAACATAGTCATCTTCACCTGCTGTGGTTAGAAACTCCATCCAATCTTGGTTGAACCAAAACTCTTCATATTTATATCTGTTTATAGCCGATATGATAGCAGTTTTAATACGAGCGTCTTCGGTAGTAGCCGTTTTGTGCAGCTCATCACCTATTCTTGTGTACATTGTTCCGAAATCGCTCATTGCCATATTTCTCCGTTAGGTCTTATATTCTTGCATCTCGCATCCGATATTAGGAAACATTTCTTATGCTCAGTAGCTCCTACAATTTCCCCAGATTTGTTTCGGTCATTGAATTCTAGATTACTTGTTATTGGAAATAGGACTAGCCCCCCGGCAAACTTAGACACTTCCCTATTACCCAATGTTGTCGTTGTACCTCGTTTTCCATCCAACTCCCAATAGTTCGCAAGTCCATCTGCGTTAACTGGTACAACTGCTCCTATGACCCTATCTGGGTACTCATGCGCCGCATCTAATATTAGTTGTATACAGTTTTCTTCTGGGATTACGTCTGACCCTAAAACCATAAAATGGGTTGCTTCATGAAGTTTAGCTAGAGAGAGAAGTACGTTCCAAAGATTAGCTAAATGCTTAATGTTATATGTTTTAGTCTCTGCTCCCTGGAGAGGAATATTTGGATAAGTAATAGATAATTCTGCTCCACTAGGAAAGTAAAACAAATTTGGTTCATCAGTGTCATTAAAAAGATAATGTATGACTAGTGGATAGTCTTCTAATGCTTGAAATTGCTTATCGAGTAAGTGGTTTCTATCCCTAGTCGGTATTCCTACAAATACTTTCATTCCCATTTTTCACAAGAAACAGTTATTATTTCTGCATACCCGGATCTCCCATTCCCGTGGGTCGCTTTTATCCAACCCGGAGAAATTACTTCTACTTTCTCAAAAGGAATGCTTCCTATCGGAAGAGTAGCAACACAGTCAGTTCCTTCCCGGCTTTCCCTAGCACATGTCATAGCTAGCATTGGTATAGCTAGTAAGGCCAGAAAGAAAGCTGACTGTGTTGCTTTACTCATTTAAGTTCCAGTTAGTTGGCCACCAAAGCCAGTGAAAAAGGCTCCACGTACCCTGAGGGTCCCAGCGGCTGCTGTTGCTGCTTTGGTTACTATCCGAAATTGTAGATACTTAAGAGATACGTCGATAAGGAGACTAGTTTGTCTGGTATCGAGAGTATCAGTACCTGCTGTCTGACCTACTGTGCTATCGTTGATCAACACTACGGTACCTGTTCCGTCAGTAGCCTCAACTACTAGATCCCAAACAAGGGCTGGTGTTCCGCCCGTATCTAGGTCATCTAGGTCAACCCAAACATCCCAAAGTCGGGAATTTTGGGGAAACTGTAGAAGGTTAGTATCATCATTAGCATCGTCTAGTTGTGTGGTAGCTAATTCTGTAGTAACGTCAAATACATTCAGTCCGTATACTTGACGTGGGAATACGTTGGCTTGATCGCCAACTGCTGTACTAAGGGTTACTGTTGCTGCTGCCATAGTTACACATCCTTAGCTAGCGGTGGCGTAAGAAGAGATTACGATTTTTCCGAAGTCTTTCGAGTTGAATCGAACTGCCTTCATCCCGAAAATTAGACTTGCGGCAAACCCTACTTCGTTACCATAGTTAAAAGTTTCCTCATCCCACATGTACCTTTCCATACGTCCGCCTTCACGTCCGTAACTCATGACTAGGGCCTGTGCGCCACATAGGACAGCTCTTCGAACTGTACTGATTGCAGCACCGGTGGTACTGTTTACGCCCTGAGTTACTCGGCTGCTTTCATGTAGTACAATACCGTTGTGAACTCCTAAGGCTCCTGTGAAAATTGGGTTGTCGTTTACGTAACCTCCTTGCATAGCAGCAGTCATTTGAGCGAACCACTGCGAGCTTGAATTTCTCAAAGAAGTTACTTGGTAAGGATGTACAAAGCATACAAAGTATTCTTTCCCATCATACCTAAAAGGTCGGAGAGCTGGAGAGATAGTTTTTGCTTTCTCGGCAGCAATATCCAACCAGTTTACATCAAATGTATCACCCGTAGAGTCTAGAGCTTCATCTGTAGTAGATCCAGCCTCACAGACCATGTGATGGTCTGTATCCGCTACACTAGCGGCTCCGGGGTCAACGATTGTGTTATGGCCATCTCTTGTATTAGCCGTAGCAGGAGTATAACCACAAAGGTGGTTGAAAAAAATTTCATCCAATCTACCACTCCACCAGTCACTAAGTGCTAACTTAGCTTCCTGGCGAAGGGAGAATGGTACTCGTTGCTGGTCAATACGGGAATAGAACCTAGTTGCATGTCGGAGTTGCTCAATTGTGAGAGAATCCGAATACCGAGTCCAGGCTTCTTCGTTGCCTTCTAGGCCGGCGTTGGATGTTACTCCCTCACCAGCTAGTTGCATACGTAGACCATAGGTAATATTGTCACCATTGGTCTTGCTGGTCTTGTCTAGAACCTGCATAAGGGAATCCGATCCCTTATGGCCAAACTTACCAACATAAGTCTTTTTCAGTACTTCTGCATTTAGGCCCTGTGACCATAACTTGGCTGTTAGTGCGTCACCCACACCAAAAGATTGTAGTGCCATTTTTTTACTCCAAGTTAGTTATTGTTTTAGTCACGTTCCGCATTCCTACTACGGCTGGTTGCTTCCCATTACGCTGGAAGATGCGATAATTCAACTTGAATTGCTTTTTTACTTGCTGATAGTTTCAGTTCCACCGAAACTTCTTCTGTCGATAATACTACTGATAAAAAATTAGTCAGCCTATAGCAAAGCTCTTTTTCTCTTTTACTGACGTTTCGATCTAGTGTAAAGCTATAGGTTTTTTGTCTCATTTACTGAGGATGCCCCATCCTAATCATGTACTCTTCCCACTTATCAGGATTCGTTGCAATTTGGTTGAAAGTCTCCGGATCTTCATCAGCGAGTGCGGCTAGATTGAATCTAGCTTTACCCCTGGCAGGCGATCCTGATAAGGATACCGGCGCTTGCCGCGTCGGTCTGTTGTTGACAAGTGGTACATCATTGTTATTATTTTCCCATCCTAATCCCTTAGCCATTTCATACACCACTTCGGCAGGATTACGCCCCTGCTGTAGCGCATTTGCGGTTAAATTCATTTGTTCCCTGAGAATGGCTTGCTTCGCTCCAGTGTCATCTACTCCATATGTTCCCTTTATATACTTAGTAGATATATCCTCAAGATACTTGTATGCTTCGGAATAGTCTGGGTGTTGGGCTTGAAATTCTGCTTCCATTCACGGAACTCCTGAAGCGA